CAAATTCGATACCCCAATAAACGCCTATTGGGTCTGATGGAGTACCGGGCCACACCATACGTTTTGGACCTGAATCCGACTTTAATTCAGATGTTACAACACCTTTCAAATCTAGTAATGACGGTCTAGATATGAAATAATCTGCAACAATAGGTATAAACGGTTCAGTGATCTGCTCACCTTCTGAATCCGTACCCTCTGCTACAGGTTTAACTAACAACCACATTACATATGTTCGAGTATCATAAACAAAACCTTCACCGCTGTCAATGTCGTATTCTGTATCGCGCACAAAGTTTAAGAACAATGGTAAATCTGCTGTATTTACAATACCAACAGGTAACTGATCATACGCGCGGCGCACACCAGGAATACTAGCTTGCATTTCTGCCAATCTTGCACGTACTGTAACAATACTCATGCAAATCCAACTTTCAGTAAACTTAATTGCGACAATCTATCTCGAATATACTTTGTAATGTCTTTAGGTGTATGAAATGAAATGCCATCAATCGTATAAGTATTTCCAATAGGATTAGATCGCATATGATAATATGCAGCTGCAACCTGAGCAGTCATAGTCGAAATATCATATCCGCATTCCCATACATAAATAATATCATTTTCAGAATGCGCAGTAGCAGTTGTACCATTAATACCGCGAACAACCGATAAACTATCAAAATCTTCTTCTTCGACTGTGACAGATGATATTGATGATATATACATCATTTCATCATTTATTTTAAGCAGTTGTCCGGCGTAAAATATTCCAACACCTGTAATAATAGTAGTTATTGTATCTGTTAAGTCATCTAACAATTGTGATGTGTTTATCCATCCAGCAGTGTCATCATATAATGAACCCCACATACCTTCTACTGATATTGCTTTATTTGGCGAATTATTACTATTTAATCCCCATGATGACACAACTGGTGATAGATGTATCATATTATGAGTATCAGCATTAGGTCCATACAACACGACATCCGCAGGTAAAAGCGTTCCTAACATACCGTTTGTTATAGATGTCAATGATAATAATTCGTTTCGCAAATCAAGATCAGTTCCTTTTGGTGTATCATATTCGTCTATGTAATAAATCGGGTAAAACACCCTACTTGAAATACGAGAAATCTCTCTAGTAGCTTGGCGAATAAACGCTAAAATTAACGTGTCATCAATATTAGAATTGCTTGACAAATATAATTTGCGCACAAAATTAACAGTCGTGTATTCGCCGTAGATCATTATTTTACCTCAGTCTTTTGCGTCGATATAAGATGTTGATTATTTTTCATATATGCTTCATGTACATCTTGATCAACGAATGTTACAGATGCGTGTGGAATAATGATACTTGAATCGCAATAATGCCTAATCCCAGCTTGCTCGCAAATTCGACCGAAATACATATCTTCTGAAGGACTGCTCTCATCAGTTGGGTATTCATATCTAAAATACGGATAATTATATCCACGCTGCTCTAGTTCTAATATTACCCACCGACGAATCGAAATACAAGATGTCGATACAATAGCAGCGGGGTATAATGGTCCATATTCGAGTTCCGCCAAAGCATGCAACTTACCATCAATACGAACAAAGAAAAGCGGGTCATAAGGTTCACCACGACGAAATGCTAACGCTCCAACTACTCCATAGATTGGGTCATGAGCTGCTAATCTACTTACAATATCGACAGGGTACTTATGATCGCAATCGAGCATAACAAGAATATCATTATCACGAGAAGAATTTTCCATAAATGCTTTTACAAAGTTATTCCGTGCATGATCAGTTCTTGCGTACCCTTGCCGTAAATGTTTATGTCCATTTGCACCGCAGTGTTCAGCAACATCTAACAATGAATTAAAACACTGGTCATTAGCAGCACCGCTACGTTCACTGAGTATTGCATAAAATATTTGATTATTCATTGATAATCTCCTTATGAATGAGTAAACCACACATTAGAGCTTTATATTTTTCAATTTCCGTAATACATATAGCAAATTTTCGATCTTCGTCACTCCGGTCTCCTGGCTTATTTTCACGAAGAATCTTTCGCACTGCATCTACATGTTTTACGAGTTCTTGTTTATATTCTGTCATTGCAGTATCCATTCAGTGGAGGACCGTATTTCAGGTCCTCCACATTCGGCATACCAATAATTTTACGCCTCGCGCTTGAGGTTTTGCAACAGCACTGCAATATTTGCAGTCGCGCCAGTGCCAGATACGGTCCCAATCGCCGCTTTCAAATACCGCTTAGACGGTTTCATGTGATATTCAGCAACTGCTTGACCGGCCTGAGTACCCGTTACACTGGTAATAGAATCACCAGCAACTTGAGTAAACGTACCATTGGTCGTATCACATTCACTGACAGTCAGCGGAAACGTACCAGCCGTAAGAATTTGACTCACGACAATAACCTTAGCTTCGCGACGATTGATGAGCGCCGACGGAGTGAGGGTTACAACACTGCCAGAAGCGGCTTGAGTCGCGCCAGCAGCGTTAAGCAGGGTTTTAACTTCGAACATTTTCTGGTTCATAGCATTCTCCAGTAATACGTAATTACACGATCGATAGTGCCGATTTATGATTCGGCAGTCTTCATCAGTTTCATACGCCACGGCTGCAGCAAAGCGCCACCGACACGTTTACGGGCGTACAGCACAACAAGATCACGAAGACCAAGAACCTCGCGGAACACTTCAATCGATAAACCAACACGATCAGCAATAACGTACCCTTTCATATCGCCGAAGGCCACAGACAAAGAACTGGCTTCGAGATCAGGAAGGAACTGCGTTTTCTGAATATCATATCCAAGCAGGGTTGCCGGGAGACCGCGAACATAGTTGGTCAGACCCGGAGCATCAGTAGTCTGCCACAATGGACGCGACTGAGTGTCAGACAAAGCTCGAATCGATGAGTACGTCTTTTTATTCGCGTACCATTTTGCATTGGTTTCGTACTGCGGAGGAAGAGCGGCCTCAAGACCAAGAATACCTTTGGTTACAGCAGTTGTAGGAGTAGCTGAGGCACCCCACGTTAAAGTTCCAGCGGCGCCAGACAACACATACATACCATCCTGCGTACCATGAGCAACAGATGCCATAGGATGAGTTGTGATACCTTGAGGATTACCATCGCCGACGGAATTCCAAAACGCGTCTTCTTCGCCGAGACCAAATGCTTCAGCCAATAATTCAGAACAATATCCGAGGATATCGAATGAATTATCTTCCATCATGGAACGTGACACAAACAATGCGGCAGTCGCGACGTTGATCGGGATATTCAACCGGCCCGCAACAGGATTGGTAGCTTCACTGATGTTAGAACTCGGAGCATCGCCATTCCACGCGAAACGCACGCCGGACGTGTACTTTTGATCAGTCGTGTATTTCACAGATGGGAAGGTTACAATGTCAGAACCCGTAGTAATAATCGTAGCGTTCTGTCGAACAGTAGTCATCGTTGCAGCTTTTTTGATAAGTTCAGAACGATAATCGGGAGGAATCCAGAAGCCGCCACTTTCATCGGCACCGGCCTGAAGAACCTTCAGTGCGTCACCTTTCATACCAGCACGCCAATCAGCGCCGAGAATCGCTTTCTGCCGCATGTGCTGAGCAAACGCGTCTTTATAGTCACCGGATTTAAGCGCACTAAGGCGTTGTTCACCAACAGCCTTGAACGCGGTCAGTTCACCATCATGGTCTTGCGTAAGCCCATCAGCAGCGCCTTCAGCATATCCAGCAGGGCGAAACGTAGATTTAACCGTCGAACCCGCCGAACCTTCCATCCACTGTTTTACGGCATTGGAACGAATTTCGACATCCAATTGATCGCGAACTTTTTCAGCTTCCGCGACGATGGATTTATACGAAGACAAAGCTTCTTCAGTCCATTGATTTTCACCCTGCTGGGTTTCAATGGCAGTGGCTTTATCCCGTAATTCAATAAGCTTTGATTTGAGAGTTTCGATAGCCATTATTAATCTCCATAAAAAATTATTGAGTTAAACACAGCAGCGGCCTTTTGCATCGCAATCCGCACCTGCTCGTCAGGTACCTCTGGACTCGGTAAATCAATGCCAATGCTTTTGAAGAACTCAGTTGTACCAATCATACGTGGTTCACATGGTGTTACAGTTAATGCAGATGCAAACCATGGCCAACGTTTAAGCCATGCTGATTTTCCAACATCCTCACGTAATACGTATTGCGGAGCAGAATCACTTGATGTACCAATAACACCACGCTCAATCAATTGACGAATGGCTCGATAATATTTATGTGAACGGTCAAGTTGTGATACAGCCCAGCGTCCAATTTCATCGTCACCCCATTCGACAGTTTTACCGACAATTGGATTTGACTTCATTGAATTATCGGTTGCATGATCCCATGTCAAAGGACGTGGAGAATGCTGCAGCACAGAATCCCACAAATCTGTACCCTTCGTAAAGAATTCCTTTGTAAGATCAGTTACCTTATCATTTCCCCATAAAAATGGATAATGAAAGATTTTATCCGGTCCTACATTTTTAGCCGCGACAATGTTCAGCAGGCCATCATCAGTGAGATCGGGTCGAATAGACTTTACATATGATAAATCGATTTGATCATATCCACCCATTAGTTCGTCCTCAATAGATTTTCTTTCGATTTCTTCTTTCCATGTATCTGGAAGTTTTTCTACAAATGCCGCGCCCTTACGTTTAGCAATCTTAATAATGTTGGCTTTAAGTTTATCAGATGAATAATTATCTTCACCTGCTCGACCGATAGACGCCGCAGCATCCTCAACATCACCAGGTGTAACAATAGGAAATGATCGATCTTTACCTGCAAAATCTTCAGCAGGTATTTTATCTCTATCTACACCACCACCAACATTAGGATCGTTTTGCATGTTACTCTCCTCAATATCTTATATTATTATATCATGTTGGACCTGGAAATAAAACAGGCAGTTTTTATACCGCTTTCTGCAGTATCCATTTGTCATCAGCAGCATAAATTGATAATCCGCGTTCCCTAGCAAATTTAGAAACTGCGCATATTACCGTATACCAACCAGTTGTGAAATCATCTCCGATCATAATTCCACCAGGTTCCAACAAATCCCAGTACATTGCAATATCACTATAACATTCGTCTTCGCTATGATCACCATCAATGAAAATAAGTTTTGCAGTAATATTATGGTATTTCAACAACTTATATGCAATATTTGATGGCAATGCTACAGGAACAATAACATCCTGTAATAATGCAGTTAATACATTCGAAATAAATTGCTCATATAACATTGGTCGACCATTATGCATATATTTATCGATACCCCACACTGGATCTGTTTTATACGATGTATAATGTTCAAAACTACCCAACCAAGTATCGACACAGATAACAGCAGGGTTCTTAATACCATTGTCTTTCATTGCTCTCGCCATGAAAATAGCGCTTTTGCCTTTCCATGACCCGACCTCAATTACAGTTTGTGGTTTTAATTGTTCTATGACATCTAATAAAACATTAAAATTGCCACCGCCTGTAATATCCGTATCTATAACCACAAAATCTTTATAAATATCCACACCATGCAACTTCTTCATTATGTCATTCATTGTGACTCCTTTATATAGATTCCTGCCGTTCCCACGCTTTTTGAAGCTCGTCGTATATTGTATCTTCCATATTATCTTCAATATTTATTAATACAGTGGAACTAAATTCGCGCGGTTCTGCACCAGGATGGTTAACATAAACCGGATATAACATTTCTCCGGAATATCCGCCTTCAAAAGACCCAAGCACCCCTGGCATAGTTTTCGGCTGAAAACTTTCAGGAAATGCCAAACGCGCTCTTTTACCACCTGCACGTCGTATTTTACGAGTAGATACTCTAATAACATGTGCCGGTGTACCTTCATCTACAAACTTATATATCAAACTATCATGAGATACTTCTAAGATTTTTTCATCTGCAGATAAATGATATTTAAGCGAAAAGTTTACGTCTGTATCCCATGTTTCAACTGTCTTACCTAATTCTGTTCTTGCATATTCACCAAAACGTTTCATAGCTCTGTTGATCGCTATAGAGAAGCGTCTTGGAGATAGCTTGTCGTAAATATTTTTATATTCGTTAGGATCGACAAATACAACAATATTTATATTAAACATTATTCCTCGTATTGAGAAATCATCTGATGCGCAGTGTCAGAGTCATTATATACCCAGACAAACGCATATAATTCATTCAATTTACCTTCGCGCACGCGTTTACTTGCATATGACTTAAATTGTTTTTGTTCCAATATTTGCTCAGCAGTGTACGCTGGCGCGGAGCCCTGCTGAGTTACTTCATCTAATACTTCTTGATTATCGCTTTGTGCAACTTCATCGTTATATTCCGCACCTGTATTGTATGCACCTGAAGCAGGGCCTGTTTTTGATATACCAGACACTGGACCAACGTATACAGGTTTACCATCTACAGGAGCTAGACGCATTTCATTGAGCGCTTGATCACGAGTAAATACATTCGCACGTGCCGCAGAAATCGCACGACGGAATTCGAGGTCGCGATTTTCTTGGAGTGCTGCAACATTTCGAGTCATAAATTCGCATAAAATATTATCATTATATTCTATGCGCTTGTTAAATACTTTACGAAACATCTGATCATGGTATTGAGATGCAAGATATTCCCATTGTGGAGTAACCCATTCTTCATACCAAGCTTTCCTAGCTTGAGAGTAATTGCTTAATGTAGCAGCGCGTAACCCAACTTTCGTACCAAGTAAAATTGGCGAAATCTCAAACGCCATACAAATGCGGGCTTCAATACGACCGTCAAGTTCTGGAAAAGCCATTTGCTCGAAATCCATACTGATATTTTGATATTTGGACCCATGTCCAAGCACAGCAATATCCGACCAGTTTTCAGATCCGCCATGTTGCGTACGCCATCGCCTGCGTATGCGTTCAGCTTCAACATCATCAATATCTTGATCAGTAGAAAGTAAACCACTAAATTTGGCACCATTACGAATAAAGTCGTATAGAAAATCTGTCATACCATTATCAACAGCAATGTCGCGTAATACTGACATCGTAGGACTGTAACCAGTTAATAATGGATGAATAGGGTCAAATTGTTGAAATGTCAATATATCATCAATACTTACATCTTGATATGGCAATCCATACGGTTGATATCGAACTTTACCAATTGGACGTTCTTCATCGCGCATAAATGAACACCAATCAGGACGCATTGGCCATAATGCAATAGGTTCACC